GTTACTACTACTAAAGCAGAGCATGAGACAGCGTACCAAGCACAGCTTGATGCAACTGCGGCGGCGGGTGTTAGAACTACTAGAAACACCAAACTAGCGGAGACAGATTGGATGGGTATGTCTGACGTTACTATGTCTACCGATATGGCTACCTATAGACAGGCTCTTAGGGACATCACGGCACATGAAAACTTCCCTAATCTTTCAGACGATGATTGGCCTGTAGAGCCAGAGTAAGATGAGTGATTCACGTATTCGTTTTAATTATGACCATAGGCGGTTTAGAGGTAGCTAACGATAACTGCTCAGAGTCTATGTGCTTTAGAAACATTGACACTTGCAATAGCTTTGCTGCTAAGTTAAGACGCAGAGGAAGTCCAAGCACTTTAGTAATAACGACATATTGCAAGCCGCTTTTAGTAGACCCAACTCAAGATGGGATAAGGATTTACTAATATGGCCGTAGAAATAATAGCAGCCGTATCAGCGGCTAACCAAGCCTTCAATTTTATTAAGAAGGCAGTACACAAAGGACAAGAGATACAAGATTTAAGCAGGGCTATAGGTGCTTTCTGGGATGCCAGAGAAGAAGTAAGTATTTTAGAACAGAAAGCAACCAACCCTAGCAAGATTCAGAAATTGTTTGGAGGAAAATCTGTAGAAGCTCAAGCATTAGAAGTAACTCTACAGAAACAACGTGCAGAAAATCTAGAACGTGAATTGAAAGATATATTTTTATGGACAGGTAACGGACATCTTTGGACTGAAATGATACGAGAAAGATCCCGAATAAGAAACGCTAGAATTAAAGCAGCTAAAGAGGCCGCTCAAACAAAAGCAGCATTTATAGACTTAACAATTGTAGGTGTTGTAGTAATATTAATATTTGTAACTGTAATGGGAGCCACTTCCATTATATTGTAGAATGGTATATAAATATGGAACAGCAAGAGTTAGAAACTATAATTCAACAAGCTGCTGAAAAGGGAGCTAAACAGGCACTAAAAGATATCGGGTTGTCAGACGAAGAAGCCTATAATGATGTAAAAGAGTTAAGAGGTCTTTTAGATTCTTGGAGAGCAACTAAATCTACTGTAGGTCAAACAGTTGCTAGAATGTTAACAACATCTATTTTAACAGCATTGGCTGTAGGTATCTGGATGTCTTGGGGTGCAGAATGATTGGATTAGTAGATTCATTGATAGGGCCTGTATCTGCTGTACTTGATAAATTTATAGAAGATAAAGATAAAAAAGCTGAACTTGCTCATGAAATAGCTACCATGAGTGAACGTCATACTAATGAGGTTGTAAAAGCTCAGTTAGAGATTAACAAAACAGAAGCGCAACATGCAAGCGTCTTTGTCAGTGGATGGCGCCCTGCTATTGGTTGGGTGTGTTGTCTTGGTATGGCGGGTAACTTTTTAATTATTCCATTTGTTAATATGACTTTAGAGTTAATGGAAACTGAAGTAATAGTACCTATGATTCAATTAGACGTAATGATGCCAGTATTGATGGGCATGTTAGGCTTAGGAGCTATGCGAACTGTAGAAAAAGTTAAAAAGGTGGATAGAAAAGCATGAAGCAGAAAGATTCTAGATTATCAAAAATAGGAGTTTCAGGTTTTAACAAACCTAAAAAGACTCCTAGTCATCCTACTAAAAGCCATGTTGTTGTAGCTAAAGTTGGAGATAAGATAAAAACAATTCGCTTTGGTCAACAGGGCGTTAAAGGTGCTGGTAAGAATCCTAGTACAGCAAAAGACAAAGCTAGAAAGAAATCGTACTATGCTAGACACAATGCTCAAGATGCAAGTCCGTCAAAACTTTCTGCACGTTACTGGTCACATAAGGTTAAATGGTGATATAAATGGCTAAAAGAAAAAAAAGAAACTTTGGCGGTGGTATGACTGACGAAGATAGGCAAGAAGGTTCTGGAGCTATTAATACAGATGACACGTACCGCTTCGAGCTGGGCATTCCACCCGAGATCACTAGCCCCGGCGGAGAGCCTGTTGAGCCTATCCCTACTGTTGATTTAACTAAGGGTGTTCTGGACTATGCTGACGCTAATCCTAATGCCTCGGAAAAAGAGCTAGCCAGATATATTAGAGATACGGGAGCTAATGTTGTTGAGGTAGGTGCTGCTTTAGGTCTTGATGCAGCAACGTCAGAACAAATGTATGCAGACGCTTTAGGTGCTGAACTTGAAACACAACTAGTAGCGGAAACTCCTGTCGCAGGTATTACAGAAGATACTCCCGGTACATACAAAGCTCCTCCTGTTGCTGTAGAAAAATACATACAGAAACCTGAAGTAACTGATATTAATATAGCTGCTGGTGTAACCGCTGATACTGCTATTCAACAGCTAGATAAGTTTGAAAATATTACAGCTCCTGATAAGGTAACAGTGGCTGAAATGACAACGACTGCTGCTGATATAAAAGAAGCAGTAATGCAAGGTGACATTGAGCCTCAAGAATATGAAGCCGAATTAGTAAAAGCACTAAACAGAACTGTAGCCGCAGTAGGAACTGAGCGTCCTCCTATTTCTATACAGGAGATTCGTGACCTAAGCCAAAGAGCGAAAGCCGCTACAATGGGCGATGTTTCAGTTGGGCTAGCTAGTACTGCTGATTTTAAAATTGACCCTAACTCTTTTGTACCCGGAGTTACTGCAACTAATATACAAATTTCTCCAACTCCTCAAGTTGAAAAGCAACAACGAGAAGCAATAACAGGAACGTCTGCATCAGGCGTAGAAGCTCAGATATTAGGCACAGTAAATTATCAAGCTTCTCAGTCTAGGGCAATTAAAGGGACAGCCGCTAAAGGTGCTGCTGCCTCAATGGTTGCAGAAGTGGCTAATCTACCTCCGTCAGTAGCAGAAGTTATTGTAGAAGATCCTGCGACAGTAACGGCAGCTATAGATACACAGCCTATAGAAATACAAGCTGCTGTTGCTGCACTGCCTCAAGAGGCTTTAGTATCTTCACAGTTAGAAACTTTATTAGGTGGCCTTGAAGATGGTAATGTACCTGCATGGGCTAAACCAGCAGTAGATCTAGTTGAATCCCAGATGCAACAAAGGGGTATGTCTGTTTCAACTGTAGGCAGGGATGCTCTGTTTAATGCAATTATTCAATCAGCTATACCTCTAGCTCAATCGAATGCTACAGCGTTACAGCAAAGAGCAACTCAAAATCTTTCTAATGAACAGCAAGCTAATTTACAATCTGCTCAGTTAGATTCTACACGTAGACTACAAAATTTAAGCAATCAACAAACTGCTGCAAGTCAAACAGCGCAGATGGCACAAGAGATGGGACAGCTACAAAGCCAGTTCCGTCAAGATGCAGCGATTCTTACAGCGCAACAGAACCAACAGATTCGCACACAGAACTTGGCTAACCGCCAAAGATCTGCTGAGATCAATGTTCAAAACGTACAAGCTAATAACGCTCAGAATCTTTCTAATGAACAGCAAATAGAACTAGCAAACCTAGAGGTCATGAATCTTACTGAACGTGAGAACATGAGCGCAGTAAACCAAGCAAGGCTTGCAGAGTTTCAAGTAGCAGCAGATTTCATGAGTAAAAATGCTGCTTTTACTCAACAGATGGAGTTAGCAAATCTAGATGCTAATCAGCAAGTAAAGCTTGCTAATCTTACTTCATTAAATAACGCAAGCTCAGATAATCTTAATGCTGCACAGCAGACAGAGTTGGCTAATCTAAACGCAAGAATGGAAACAAATCTTGCTCAAGCTAATATTGCTCAAGCAATGGGTATTGCACAGCTTAATGTAAATCAGCAAAGAGCTGTTGAAAATGCTAAGATGGTAGCTAATATTGATTTGACTAAGTTTAATGCAGATCAACAAGTCCAACTAGCTAATAGTCAGTTTATGCAGACTGTTACTATGACAGACTTTAATGCTAGACATCAAGCAGCTATGCAGAATGCTACAGCTCTTGCATCTTTAGATCTGGCTACTGTTGATCAAAGAACTAGGGTATCTATAGAGAATGCTAATAACTTTCTACAGTTTGATTTAGCTAATCTTTCTAACGAGCAACAAGCAATAGTATTAGATCAACAAATAGAGCAGCAACGTATGTTAAGTGATGCATCGGCTCAGAATGCAGCTAAACAATTTAAAGCTACGTCTGCCCAGCAAACTGAACAGTTTAATGCTAATTTAGCTTCCCAGATGGAGCAATTTAATGCTTCTCAACAAAATGCTATGGCACAGTTCAATGCTAGCGAAGCAAATAGAATGGAAGCTGTAAATGCCCAAAATGAATTAGAAGCGGATAAGTTTAACAATCAGTTGACCGCACAGGTTGATCAATATAATTCTTCTATGGATCAACAAAGAGAAATGTGGAATGCTCAAAATGCTCAAGCCGTAGAGCAATCTAATACTGAATGGCGTAGGCAAGCTAACACTATTAATACTGCCGCTGAGAACGCAGCAAACGCAACGGCAGCACAGCAAGCTTATAACTTATCAACTCAAGAGCTTGCAAACACTTGGCAGCAATTACGTGATGATGCCACATACGCAAGAACAGCTTATGAAAATGAAGAGCAGCGTAAAACTACTTTGTATGCAACAGCACTAGCGAATGATCCCGGTGCTGCCGGGGATACCGACTATATAAATACATTAATTGGAATAGCTGATAGAGTTATAGGCTCATAGGTAATTAAAATGGGATTTTTTAGTAAGATATTTAAAGGTGTTAAAAAAGTCTTTAAAAAGATTGGTAAGGGTATAAAAAAGGTTGCTGGCAAAGTTGGCAAGTTTATGAACAAGATTGGAATCGTTGGTCAGATTGCAATGGCTTTTATTCTTCCCGGCATTGGGCAAGCTCTCGCAAGTACTTTAGGTAATATGGGGACATGGGCAGCTTCGGTAATAGCTAATCCTGCTACAAATGCCTTGGTAAAAGGAGTAGCTCATGTTACTAACGCTGCTGTTAAGTTTGCTGCAGGAACAAGCAGAGTATTTAATACTGTTACTAGTGCGGTTAAAAACTTTACAGGCGAAATAGGTAAAACTATACTAAATAAAATTCCCGGTATAAAGGTAGAAAGTGCAGCTTCTAATATATTTGGAACAGGTGGAGCATTAGAAAAGGCTGCAGCTGCTACCGGAAAAACTTGGGATACTACTATAGGTAGTTCAAAGTGGTGGGATGGTTTTGCAAGATCTACTGATAATATACCTGCTGGTTTTACTGGGCCTCCAGAACCTATAGGTACTACGTCCTATCCTGCTTCTGGGCCAGCAAACTTAACTAGGCAAGGTCTTGAAGTGCGTCAGCCTCCGGCAGGAGACTATACGACTATAGATGTTACAGCAAAAAGAATTGATCCTACTACTGGCTTTACAGTTGAATCAGGAGTTCCTGCAGACATACCTTTAGATATACCTGAAGTTAGATTTGATAAGCCATCTTTGCTAGACAGAATTAAAGGTGAGTCTGGAGTTTCTATAGGTTCTGAAAATGCAGTATCAGATTTAGGTAAAGATTATCTTATCACAGAGCGTAGTCTAGCGGCAGCAGGAACAGAGGCAGTGAAGGCAGTTGGACAGAGCCTAATGGCTCCAGAGGCTCCTGACTATGATTATAGCGGAGGTCAAGTAGTAGTAGCTGAAAATGCTTATGAGGTTTCATCTAGTCAAGGAGGAATATCTCAAATGCCACAAATAGGCTATGGTGCGCCTATGCTTCAGTATGATGCGATGTATAAACCAACAGGAATGTATTCTAGAAGAATGCAAGGCTTCTTATAAAATGGAAAAAAGTTACGTAGATCATATATTAAAAGCTGGAAGATCTATTCCGGGTCAGTCTCTTACGAACGATCCTGAGCAACGCTATGAATTTGAAAAAGCTCCTGAGATAACTAATCTTAGAGAAGGTATTGAATATTTTTTCACAAAGATTGTAGAGGAAGAAACATATCCAGAAGTTATGGAGTTAGTTATAGAGGGCATTCCTATAATGGAAATTGTTCAAACTATACTCTTTGCGGCTTTTGATAAAGGTATTTGGAATCCTGATCTAATGATGCTGCTTGCAGAACCTGCTACTTACATAATCATGGGATTAGCTGAAAGAGCTGGTATAGATTATGTTATCTATGCAGAAGAAGATGAAGAAGAAGAAGCAGAAAATAGAGCAACAGGAGCAACTGTTGATATGGCTTCTTATATGAAAAATAAACATCAGAACATACCTAAAGGTGCTATACCTAAAGAGATACAAGAAAAAATAGAAGAGTTGCCTGTAGAAAGTTTAATGGCTCCTCAAGAAAAGAATTTGTTAGAGGAATAAAAATGGCTATTGAATCAGTTTTTACTAAGTTACAAAACAACAGACGTAGACAATATAAAGATATTGCTAAACGGCAACAGAGGGAGGCCGCTGTAGGTACATTTTCTAATGTAGCTGGTAAATTTTTAGGAACTGTATTAAATGATACATTACGTGAGTCTGCTAATAGTTTTATTAACTCTGCTCCTATAATGGATGAAAGAATACAAGCTAAAATAGCCAATGATAGAAAAACAAGAATAGGTGGTATTCAGAAGCAAATAGATGCTTCCGGTAAATCTACATACGACTTTTTGTTTGAGCAGCACCTCCCTACTTTTGAAGAAGGTTACAGAGCAGAGTTGGCTGAAAGAGAAGGCGAAGAAGGCTGGAGAGATTTTGCAGCTAACCCTGATGTATTTGATGCAGATATTAGAAACAGACTGGGAGAAATAATTACTCCGCTGGCAGCAAATCATGATGAGGCTTATGCGTTGTCCCAAAGAGTAGGAAGCTTTGAAGATTTTAATGCTACGGTAGAGTTAGCTTCTAAAAATGCCAAACCTGCTAGTGTCATGGGTCTTCTAAGTCGTGAACTAAGGGGAGCTATATCAGGAAGATCTAGGCAAGACTTTGAAGATGAGGCTTTTCTCGCTATTCAAAATGGCCCCTTGGCTCAGAATGTAGATGCCTTCAATACCTTTATGGATAAGTATGAGCAAGAAAAAAGTGTTGTCAAGGCCGCAAAGTTTACAGACTATGTTCATGATCTAGAGGCTCCTACAGATAGAGATAAAGTAGACACAGAGGAAAATATTATAAGTTTAGGTAGTGGTATTAACCAAGTGTTGTTTAAAACTGAAAAAATAAAAACAACAGATGTTTTTACAGGTGAAGTAACGACAGTCACAAGTGAGCCAGAAATAGTTTATTCGGCTAGGAAAGATGATCCTGTATTAGCTGCCCAAGCTACAGCAGAAACTTTAAGAAACACTTTTAATTATGCTGATCAAGTTAAAAATTATCTGAGTACCGATGGTGTTAATGCATTTGCTACGAAAGTGCAGGAAGCTGGTTATGATGCAGTAGGCGACTACACAACACAGGCTCAGTGGCAAGCAGAAGGTGAAATATTTACAGAGCTTCTTAAAAATCCATCTTATGTAGATAATCCAGATCTAAGAGCTAGACTAGCCGCTGGATATGATTTAGTTGTTAATGATGGCGTAGCACTACAAGCTTTAGTATTAGAATATGAAAGAGAAGATATTACTTTAGAAGAATATCAAACACAATTTGACTCTTTATTCAAAAGAATATTACAGAATATGACCCAAGTAAAATCTTTGACTTCACCACAAGAATATGAACGCCCATAAGGACTAAGCAATGCCTAGACCAGTTACATTATCAACAGGAAAAGTTATTACTAATGTCCCTGATGACGTTACAGATGAGCAAGTTGAAGCTCAATATGTTGGGAGTACTATAGAGCAGCCAGAGCCTGTAGAGCAACCAGAGCCTGAAGAAGAAATAAAAAATATTCCTGTAGAAAAGGAAGGAGTAGTCTTTGATTTTAGAAAAGTTTTGGCCCGTACTGAAGCGAGTATAATAGGAACAGGAATCGATGTTTTATCATCCTTCGCACCCAAAGAACATCGTGAAATTATTCAAAAGTTTTCTGGGCAAATGGGAGCGGCTTTAGCTACACAAGGACAACCAGATCTTTTAGATCCAGAAACAGGTAAAGTGCGAGGGTCTACAACTGTTACTGGGCAGATTGCGGAAGTTGTGCCATATCTTGCGGTAGGTTCAAAAGCAGCGGGAATTAAAGCAATAGCACAGACTCCAAGGATAGTTCAAGGAGCCTTGAGTGGTATGCTTACGGATCAGCTACTGGGCGATGAAGATGAAAATTTATTTAACTTTTTAGAAGAAGCGTTTCCTGAGACAACTGTAGCTGACATATCGGCTTATTTAGCAACTGATGAAACGGACTCTGAAGTTGAAAAGCGTTTAAAGTTAGTAGGCGAGGGTCTTGCGCTTGGTGCCTTAGTAGATATGGCTGTAGCGGGTGGAAAAGGAGCCGTGGACATCTACTCAAAAGCGCGTTCAATGTTTAACAAGAACGCTAAAAATCTTAGCCCAGAGGAAAGGGGTGAGGTATTTGTAGATTATCTAAAAGATTCTAGAGAAAGAGCAGGATTACAGAAGCGTGAAGATAAAATAGAGTTTAACGAAACTGCTGAGGGGGCTGCACAAGTACAACAGCAGCGAAGCAGTCGTTTAAATAGAGTATTTAGGCAGCTTTTTACTCAGAGAGGATATTTTACAACCAAAGCTAAGAGTGCTTTTGATGATGCCCAGTACGCGCAGAGATCTGCTGTCAGTAGAGCCGAACACATAGCCACTAGATTAACTACAGCTATGGATGAGATGGCTAAAAACTCAGACGTTGATATAAGCGATAAAGTTCAAAAAGTTCTTACAGATCCAAAGTTAAAAGATCTAGGAAGATCTGATAGAAAACTTGCTTTGATGGATATAGAAGAAGAGTTTGGTTTTTCAACTGAGGTAGCAGAAGAAGTTTTAAATGCCAGAGAGCTTATTGATGATTTATCAAAAGAAATAACAGGAAGCTCTAGCATACCCTTAGAGATTAAAGAACTTGTAAATGAAAATATAGGATCGTATCTAAGAAGGTCTTATCGTTTATTTGAGGATACAGGATTCAAACCATCTGAAGATGTTGTCAATGATGCCAGAGAGTATCTAGTCCAACAAACTATGGATAAAACTCAGGGTGCAATGGATCTAGATGAGGCGTACAGGCAAGCAGAGATACAAATAAATAATATTTTAGATCAGGGAGGCTTTGCAGATAGAAACGCAGCAGGAGATTATTTTGTAAAAGCCAAAAGAATTAATGGTGAAATATTAACAGGTAAACAAGAAATATCTCCTGAGATTAGGGCATTGATGGGAGAGATAACAGATCCTGCGGATAACATTGTTCTTACCGTAAGTAAAATGTCTAGGTTTGTAGAGACTAGCAAGTTTTATAGTAACTTAAACAAGCTAGGCACTCAGGGTAAATACATCTTTGATGAAGATAATGCTCCTGTAGATTTAATTAAAGATGCGAATAAGATAACAGGAACTAATTCAATACTAGATGGCAAGTATACAACTCCTGAAATACTCACTGCAATAAAACAAAACGAATCTTTTCTATCAGCCCCACAAGCTGACAATGTTTTAGCTAATGCGTACAGAACTTTCTTATCACTTAAAGGATCTTCACAGGCTGCTAAAACTGTATTCAGTGTGACTACACAAGCTAGAAACCTATTAGGTGGTTTACAGTTTGGAACAGCTAACGGACTAAAACCTTACGAGTTCAGTGGTGCAGGAACAACACTTAAAAATCAACTAACAAAAGGCCAAGATGTAACCTTAGATGCACTTTATGAAAAGTATTTAAGACTAGGCATTATAAACACTAATGTAAGGGTTGGGGAATTTAGATCTCTAATGGAGTCAGATATAGATACTCTTATTGACCCCAGTAAACTTAGAGATAAGCTAGGTAAAATAGGAAAGTATGGTGGTAAAGTTGTCGATGCTGTAGAAGATGTTTATGTTGCTACTGACGATCTCTTCAAAATAAGCGCATACAATCAAGAGCTAGATACTCTTAAAGAGGCATTCCCGGATAGAGAACTAGCTACTCTTGAAGAAGAGGCTGCTAATGTAATCAGAGATACTCTACCTAACTATGACAGAGTTCCTAAAGGTATAAAGGCTTTAAGAAACGCACCGGTTGGTAGCTTTGTAAGTTTTCCTGCTGAGATTATTAGAACTTCAGGAAATATAATTAGACAAGCCTCACGCGAAATAACCTCAGGTAACGATGTTTTAAAGGCTAGAGGACTAAGAAGAATTGGAGGATTTCTAGCGACTAACGGAGCCTTTTATGCTGCTGGATCAGCCACTGCTAAACTTGCAGGATTAACTGAAGAAGAGAGGGAAGCTGCACAGACTTTGACTGAAACTCCTTGGTCAAAGGATGCGCCAAAGTTATTTCTAAGAATGGATGATAAGTTATATACATCTGATACACAGTTTTTAGATAGCTATAGTGTAATTAAAGAACCACTAATGGCGGCTTATCGTGAAATACGCGATGGCAGTTTACAGGGAGAGAGACTAGATAAATATTTAGCGGATGCTACTGTAAGTGCAGTAGATGCTTTAGTAAGACCATATGTAGATGAAACAATACTTACAAAAGCAATAACAGATGTCGGGTTTGCTATGAAAGGCAATGGTAGAACTCCAGAAGGTAAGGCTCTGTTTACCGCAAACATGACTAAAAGAGAAAGACTAGAAGCTACTCCTTATCATATTCTAGAGGCATTTGTTCCGGGTGTGGTTACTCAGACAAAGAATCTTTTTGAAGCAGGGCTGGATGTACCTAATAAGTACACAGGAAAGAATAACTTAGTTTCTACTGAGCTTGTTGCAATGTTAGGTGTAAGATTTAAAGAGCTAGCCCCTGAAGATTCTTTAAGATTTTCTATATCAGACTATAACGAAGATAACAGAAACCTACAGAGTGTTTTTGTAAATTATAGATCAACACAGGATCAGATTGTAGGAGATTATGTTAATAGAGAAAAGGCTTTGTACAGAAATGCTCAAGAGCTTTCTAGAAAAGTTGAAGCCTCTATAGATCTAATAGGCAAAAGAAAAACAGCACAGTATCTACAAGATGGAAATCTTAGTAATAAAACTATAAGCCAGTTTTTAAGCGGTCGATATATGCCCACACAAGTATCTTCAGATTTGATTAGGAACGCATACGAAAAGATGCGGTTTGGGCCGGGAGAGTCTGTTGGGGCTACTGTTAAAGAAATGACTAGGCAATATTCCAATATGGTAGGCACTAGGCTAGAAAGACCTAAAGAAGATTCTCCCCTAAGAAGAACTTTGTTTTCCATAGGCGGTGAAGTTTATAATGTGCCTAATGCCCCTGAAGAACCTGATGAGCGCATAGATCGTTTGACAGGTCTTCCTTATAATGAACAGGCTGGTGGAGCCTTTATTGATGAGGAAGAGCGCGTAGAATTTGCTGGCGGTGGTAAAGTTGTTATAGGGCTACTAGCAGATGTGATTGAAAAATATTCTAAAAGAAATGTCTCTAGAGACTCAGCACAAGAGGCTGCTAGTAGAATAGTTAATGCTGTAGATACACCTATTGAGGATATGGATATTCCTTTGGAGTTAAGCACAGCTAATCCAAAGTATGTAGAATTTCTACAAACTAATACTCGCGCTTTGTTAGACGAAAAGCATAGTCCTATTCCCCCTGAAATACTAGAACAAGGCGAGGTAGGTGGCGAAGAGTTTTCAAGACTTAGAGGATATACAGATGAAGAAATTCAGGTGTTCAATAGGTCGGGTGAACTGGCAGATGAAATAGGTATGGAAACTGGTCAAGACTTAGCAGATGAAACTTTTTTGATCACAAATGAGTTAGATAATATTAGAGCTAGGGATATGGCCTATGATGACTTTGCACAGGACAGTACAATAGCCAATCAAATAGCCGACATAGAGCTAGAATACGAAGAGATGATAGCCACGGCAAAAGCAAATGGTGATACTGAAGAATTAAAAGAGCTGCTATTAGAAAGAAAAGAAAGGATAGCAGAACTTGATAGAGCCGACTTTGCAGACGGCGGCGTATTAAAAAAGATATTTAATAAAACTCTTACGGCTGGAGCCGAAGCTTTAGGCTTTGGTGCAGAACAGCAACGCGCTCATGAAAAAGAAGTTGTTCGTTTAGTAAATCAATTTGCTGAACAGGGCCTAATACCTCAAAGATCTATGATACCTACTGATGAAGCAGGGTTCGGGAAGTTTGGTTCGGGGGCTGATGAAGAAGCCTTCAATGCTTTAAATCATGCCTACCTAGTATACAAGCATGGCTCTACGCTTAAAGATCCTTTACTTCAGGCAAAGGAAATAGGCCAATCGTTTTTTAGAGAAAACCCTAATACTGAAAAACTAGATATGGTTAATAATGCATACGGTGCTAATCTAAGAGATGTGGCAGAAAACGAAGAAGATGCAAAAACTAAACTGGCGCTAGCCTATTACAACACAAGTAAAAAATTAGCTGAAGGGAAACCTTTAATATATGGAGAAGATTTAGTATTTAATGTGAACGATCTAGATAAAGTAGAATCTGGTAGTTTTGCATACAATCTAAGATAATTATGAAATACTCACTATGTGCATTACTTATTTTAACTGGCTGTTCAACATCGAACTACGATTTTCCTATAGAGTTTCCTAACACTATGCCTGAGGAATTGTTTCAGATGAATCTTAGAGACTGTAGATCACAGCCTCACTGCTCTGCGGATCAACTATTTGATAGGTGGTAATATGAAAAAGACTTTATTAGCTGTTTGTATGGGACTAGCTACGGCGGCTCAAGCCGATGATACATATGTCGATACGGTAGCAAGTATAATAAATAATAACTGTGTTGTCTGCCACAGGGAAGGCGGTATAGGCCCTATGTCTTTTGAGACTTATGAACAGGTAAGACCTTGGTCTCCTTTAATTTCCCATAAGGTAGCTAATAGAGAGATGCCCCCTTATGCTTATGATGATCATATAGGCATTCAAAACCTTGAAGGAGATTGGAGACTATCACAAGATCAAATAGAAACTGTTGTGAACTGGGTAAACTCTGGTTCTCCTTATGGTAGTCGAGATACAGTTGTTCAGCCTCCTGCCCTACCTAGTTTAGAATCTTGGAATTTTGAGCCAGAGTTTGGTAGTCCTGACCTTATCATACCTTCTTCATCCTACGACATCCCTGCTACTGGCAATGACCTATGGAGCAAGGAGTTTGTAGATCCTCAATTAGCTGAAACACGTTGTATAAAAGCTGTACAGGTTAAGCCTAGGGGTGATGCAGCGGCTGTAGTTCATCACGCTAACTCAGATGTATATGTATATGATGATGAAGGAGAGCTGCAGCAGTATGGTCAGTTGACTGAATATGCTATGGGCAAGTGGGGTGAATTAATGCCTCAAGGAGTGTGCCGTACTTTCCCTGCTAACTCTTTGGTGCGTTGGGATATCCATATGTTTCCCGGTGGTGTAGGAGCCACAGCAGAAGGGAACATGATTAAAGATAATGTGGTAGAGATTGGTTTATGGTTTCATGAAGAAGACTATCAAGCTAACAACGATGTCTATCAACAAGACTTAAAGCTCTATCCTCTAAGGGATGGTTATGAGAATGGACATTTAATTATTCCTCCTAATGGTTACACTATGACACAAGGGTTTCACAGCTTTGATCACCCTGTCAGGATAGATAGCTTCCAGCCCCACGGTCATCTTCGTATGAATGCTGCTTCACTAGAAATATTTAGCCCCCTTACAGGACGTACAAGACCCGTCAGTCAGATATCTAATTGGAGTGCTACTTGGCACCACAGTCATCTATACAGCCCCTCAGAGGCTCCCTTGTTGCTTGCAGGAGAAGTAATGGTAGTAAAACAATGGTACGACAACACAGAAGATAACCCTAATAACCCTGATCCTGATCAGTGGGTGGTAGGTGGAAGCCGTACTGGTGATGAGATGTCTCACGCTTGGATTGCTGTTACTCATCTGGATGATGAAGGCTATGAAAATCTTTTAAGGGAAAGGCTTTATGGGGCTGATTGATTTACTAATAAGACATGAAGGTTTAAAACTTGAACCTTACCGATGTACTTCAAATAAATTAACTATCGGTGTGGGTAGAAACTTAGAAGATTGTGGCATCAGTGAAGATGAGGCCAGATACCTCCTGAAGAATGACATACAAAACTTTCATGAAGAGCTAACCGAAAGATTTTATTTCTATAAGTATTTAGAAGGAGCTAGGAAGGATGCCCTGTTGAATCTAGCATTTAATATGGGGGTTCCAAGGCTAGCTACTTTTGTCAAAGCCTTAGACTTTATGTCTCAGCGTAAGTACACAGAAGCAGCCGATGAATTTTTGAGATCTCGATGGGCTGATCAAGTAGGGAATAGGGCTACAGAAATAGCCGCTATGATTCGTACTAATGAATATCCTACTTAACTATGGTAGCAGTAACTGCTTGCATTTCTTTTTCTAAAGAAATCGAAGACTCTTTAAATTTCTTATTCATAAACGTATGAATAGTCTTTATTAAAGAGGCTTCGTATTTATTTTTAAATACTTTTTCTATTTCTTCAAAAGGAAGTTCAGCGAACTCACAGTATATATTACCATCAATTCCTAGCTGAACTGCCATAGAAACAATATTACCTTTTTTCACGAGAAAGTGATTCCTTCTTGCTTACCCCTGAGTCCGGCTTTCATATATGCGGTAGCTCTGCCTTCAAAAAAGTTCTGATGCTCAACGCCTAGCACATCATCTAACCAATCTAAGGGGTTCTCTTTTACTTTGTAGTTAGGCTTTAGGCCAAGCTGAAGCAGTCTGCGGTCTGCAATATATTCAACATAGTCCGACATCTCTTTGCGTGTTAGGCCGGGGATGTCACCAAGTTCAAATACCAAATCAAGAAACTTCTGTTCTAGGTTTACCATATCTCTACATGACTGATAGATTTCTTTCTTAAACTCATCAGTCCATATATCTAAATTCTCTTGTATAAACTCCCTGAATAGCTTGGTCATAGCCTCAACGTGTAGGGATTCATCCTTAATGCTATAGCTTACAATCTGTCCCATCCCTTTCATCTTACCAAAACGTGGGAAGTTAAGCAGTATTACAAAGCTTGAGAACAACTGTAGTCCTTCTGTAAAGGCACTATATACGGCAAGGTTCTTAGCAATAGACTTTTTATCTGTCTTGGAAATCTTCAGGTCATTGATATACTCATGCTTAGAGGCCATCTCCTCATACTCTGCAAAAGCTTTATACTCTGTCTCTGGCATACCTACTGTGTCTAGTAACAGGCTGTAGGCGTGTTGGTGTATCGATTCCATGTTGGCAAATGAACCCATCATCATCCGGGCTTCAGGCTTTCTAAAGATTCTCATGTACCTATCTACGTATCCTTTACCCACATCAACGTCTGATTGGGTAAAAAGTCTAAAGATTTGCACAAGTAAATTCTTTTCAGCAGTTGTCATATCCTGCCAATCTTTTACATCGTTGTGTAGAGGTACATCCTCAGGGAACCAATGCATCTGGTTCTGTTGGAAATAGTAATCAAACATCCAAGGGTGGTCAAAAGGTTTATAGTAATCGCGTGTTGATAGTAAACTCACTTTTTCTCCTTATCTTCTATACGGTTTCGGCAATAGGGACACTGCCAAGCTTTATGCTGTACCTTCTTTTGTGGGTCATCCTCGTCATAGGTTAAGACCTCCATCATTTTAAATCCACAATTACAATACCTATATGACTTCATATTTATGTAAAGATTTAATCATTCCTGTTGGAATAACAATAGGCGTGTTTATTATTGATTTATCTTTGTCATAGTAATCTGTACATAATACAACACAATCACTATTATTTTCTACCAACCATCCTACTGTGGTTCTTGGTATGGGCTTTAGTTTTTTTGCTCTCGACACCTCAACGTCCTGAAAGTCAGTCCAAGCATCATCCCATTTAACTTCTACAAGTGTTTTAGCCTTCACAGCTTAGGCACTCCCCTTCAGAAAGGTTGATACGAGGAATCTTAATGTTTACATTCTCAGCAGATCTTGCTGCGTCTGACCTGAGATAGTACATAGACTTTAAGTTCTTGGCACCCGCCCAGTGTACATCATTAATATACTGGAGATACTCATCATGTACTTCTTGAGGCTCCGTAGCCTTAGGAGGAATAAAGAATAGGTTGACGCTCTGGCTCTGGCAGATGTAGTCTTGCCGCTGATGGGCATGTTCTACAATCCATATCTGATTTATCTCATCTGCTGTTTTAAATATTTCTTTAACACTATCAGGTAGATCAAGGTGCTGAACCGAACCCTGATGCTCTGCTATGCTTTTCCATATTTTCTTTCGCTTAGTATTGTCGGGGTATAGCTCAAGGAGAACATCATCTAGATATTTATTCTGAACTTTAAAGCTTCCAGAGAGAGTCTTATGAGTAAAAATATTGGCCCTTACTGGCTCAATAGAAGGACTAGTACCACCACAGATAATAGAGCTAGAGGCGTTAGGAGCTACAGCCATGAGGTGGGCATTCCTTCTACCACTACCTATCATATCAGGAGCCTCTCCTCTTTCTTCAGCTAATATACGTGAAGCAGCAGAAGCCCGATCTTTAATAAGAGAAAAAGATTTGTGATTGAAGGAGGCAGCATACATACCCTCAAAAGGTATTCCCTTGGCCTGTAAATAACTATGAAAACCCATAGCTCCTAGACCCAAAGATCTTTCACGGTAAGCTGAATAGGCCGCTTTTGAATAGCCAATCTTTTCAGGGTCGCAGCAATTCTTAAACTCTGGAAAGTTTAAAGGTTTGTTTATCATATACTCATTTTGTACAGGCCAATCACCTACAACATAACCTACAAAATGTTGTATCACATTATCTAACATTGTAATTAGATCAGGTATAAAGGTATCTAATGTTGACCATGCATCAAAGTGTTCTAGATTAACGCTGGACAAACAGCATACAGCGGTACGTTCTTCATCTGTAGCTAATGTAATTTCAGAACATAGATTACTCTGTTTGATACTAAGCCCTAATGCTTTTTGCTCATCAGGTAAACTTTCATTACATCTATCTATATTAACTATATAAGGCTCACCTGTTTCGGCCCTAGTGGATATAAGCTGCCACCAAAGATCTCTAGCAGATACAGTCTTAATTGCAGTATTAGTTTTAGGATCTATAAGTCTCCAATCGTCATCACGTTTTACAGCATCTAAGAAATCATTGGTGATGTTAACACCGTTGTGTAAGTTCAAGCATTTCCTATTTATATCCCCGCCTGTTGTCTTACGCATAGATATAAACTCTTCAATCTCCGGGTGAGAGATATTCATATAGGCAGCATAGCTTCCTCTTCGGGTAACTCCCTGATTGAAGGCTAACATCTGACTGTCAACTACATGCATGAAGGGAATAGAACCAGTAGATTTACTGCTGTTAGAAGTATCCACGCCGTTACTGCGAACAGCACCCCAATATCCACCAATGCCTCCACCTCCACTTGCAAGCCATATGTTCTCATCATAGTGAGTAGATAAACCATGACGGGAATCAGGAACATAATTAAGAAAGCAACTGATAGGAAGGCCACGGCTGGTACCCCCGTTGCTAAGGATAGGAGTGCTAAACATAAACCAGAGTAGGCTACTATAGTCATAAAGCCGTTGTGCCAAAGCATAGTCAGTAATTTCATTATAAGTTGCTCCAAATATAGATGCTCTTGCGAAAGCCTCTTGAGCATGTTCTTCATCAGCCCAGAGGTATCTATCTTTTAACGTGGCGATTGCAAAATCACCAAGTAACTCTTCACGGGAATAATCTATTTTAATTCCCTTATAATCTTGTACACCAATTTTAGTTGTCATTATAATGATCCTTTAAATAATCGAGGTAAGGTTCCTCTTTTACTTTACATCCATTTTTTTCTATATACTTAATAAGTCTGTCCTCGTACCATCGTGCTTTATATAAATCTTCTATGCCATTCTTGTAGCGGAAACGCCATCTGTATTTTAGGCTGTTGCCCCTCAAGTAACCTATAAACTCCTCAGGGTTAAGCATGGCTTCCATAGCCTCGATGCACTCAAGCTTGCCTGAATTATAATGGGTAGGACTATTCACAGGATCGTTATCTGTGACTTTTGTGTTCTCAATCATTATTCTTGCTCCTT